AAGTTGCATGAAACTTCAATGAGAACTGTTCTTATTTGTTCAACATACTGAACAGTTTCTATACTAGCGTGTACACATCTATGTGCACAGAACAGTGCAAATTGTCAAAGTTGATCTGTCCCTAATTGTTTTAGAGGTGTGTGGGCGCTGCTGTAAACCAGCCTTGGTTAACAAGTCTATTTTTCCTGATTTTTGTACGAGGCCATATACAGATAGCGCCATACCCCCCTGTGCCCACGCCCGCCCTCGCTACAGCCACGCTCACCTCGGTGCAGCCCTGCGACATGCGATGTAGCATGCGAGTGAATCAAAGATCTTGAATGCATTCAACTCAAAGAAAAGATTCTTCAATGAATTCAATGACTTAGAAGATCTTGAATACTGATTCAAAATCGGTTGACAATGTTGAAAAACGAAAATAAAGCTATGCTTTTTTGACATAACTCCGATGAATGATATGTGGTATATGCATAACTAAAAGTTATCCCCTAAAAATCTACCCTATCCCATCATTGCCAAAACCTAAGCAAAATCTACCCCATCCCCTATCAAGTTATCCACAGCAAACCTAACGATATCCACAGCATAACGGCATGGCTCAATGACAACTTGTGGATAACTCCCTAGTCACTTTGTATTTTTATATACACAAAAGATATGACAACTATGTTGGCATCTTCTTTTGTTTAAAAATACAAAGATCTGCGTATATGCGCCTAAACCCATGTCTTTCATTTAACAGAAAAAGTATCCCTTTCATCAGTATGAGAAAGGGAAATACTTTTTCTCTTAAGTTAAATGAAAGACATGAAGGAACAAAATGACAACTCTCGACATTCTCAGCTTGACTACTATAGTGCTAAGCACTACTGGCTTGGTTCTCCTTTGGGAAGACCAAATTAAATTGGCTTTGTGCAAAGCCTTCGGCTATCGTGTTGTTGGTGTTGGTTTTAAGAAAAGCCACTTCACTCTCAGCAAAGCTGAAGCATTGCAATGGATGGGTTGTTATGATGAAGCCTTGTTGTTCAAGGGTAAAACCCTTGTAGGTTCTAGAAAAGCCTTGTGATTGACAGGGTTATTCGTCATCGTTACAATTGAAAGCTCAACGGCAATGTTGCCACACTCTTCCTGAAAGGAAACACCATGAAATTGTTGTCCGTCTCCACCGATGCCAAAACCACCAAAGGTGAAAGCCTTGGATTCCTGACAGGTATTTTATACCTTGCTCCGGCTACCACTACCAAGTGGAACACTTGTTCAATGGCTAAGGTTGCTCAGTGTGACAAGGCTTGCTTGTACACTGCAGGACGAGGTGCTATGAACTCCGTTCAGTTGGCTAGGATTCGTAAAACCGAATGGTTTTTTGACAGCACTGAAAGCTTCATGCTTCAGCTTGCTGAAGATATTAAAAAGCTTGTCGCTAAGGCTAAAAAGCTCGGTCTAACTCCGTTAGTTAGATTGAATGGTACAAGTGACATTCGATGGGAAACCATCGAGGTGAGCTACACCAAAAAGAACATCTTTCAGATGTTTCCCGATGTTCAGTTTTACGACTACACCAAAGATGTAAATCGTAAAGATTTACCTGCCAACTATGATTTGACATTCAGCTATTCCGGTGTCGAAGGCTTTCAGCCTTTTGTTGCCAAGGCTTTGAAAAAGCAAATGAGAATTGCCGTAGTGTTCCGTAAGGAACAAGATATTCCTCAGACATTTATGGGAATTCCTGTTGTCTCTGGAGACAACTCAGATGTTCGTCACCTTGATGACAAAGTCATTGTCGGTTTGTATGCCAAAGGTAAAGCGAAGCTTGATACCACTGGTTTTGTGGTGTAAGCAAAGCTTACGATAGCCTTGCCTAAAGCCTTAGGGCTTTGGAGAATGTTATCTAGCGTTCTATCTAGGGAATAGCCCTGCTGTGAAGCGAAGCTTATCTCGACTTGTTCTTTAAAAATTGATACTAGTGTCGGTGAGGGTGCTTGCTATTAGCAAGGCAAGCATCATTGCTATGGACTAGCCTAGCCTGTACAAGGTGAATGTGCAGGGCATGCTTACATATCATGCTGATAATATGTGTGAGAGACATTTTCCATTGTGGCACTGGGGTCGGTGCTAGACAGTGGGTTTCTGAGAGGGGGTTAATTACATTAACCTTCTCTCTCAAGCAACTCTTCCTGAAAGGAATCACAATGGTATTAACTACACCGGAACAAATCAATGCTTATCGTCTTCGTGTCTTAAGACAAGGTCTTAAAGCTGAGATGCGAGGCATGAGACTTACCGCCAAGGGTCAAACTTGCTATGCAATTTTGAAGGGTATGGGTTACAAAGGTACGAAGCAACAGGTGTTTGATGCTGTCACTATCGACAGTGAAAATGCACTGGCTGAAGCAATGGCTTCCTGAAAGGAAACAATATGACAACCAAAGAAATCACAATGTATGGCTGTGACATCACAGCTTTCAAGGAAAGCGTCAGAGACTCAATCAGCTATCGCCTTTCAGGTGGTGGGATGATAGTGGCGGGGCTTATGTCAGATGCTCAAGAGCTAATGGCACTGGGTGATACAGAGACTGCTAGGCAGTATCTGAACAGGGCTAAATCAATCCTGTTTGAAATGATGGATTGTGACAACAAAGAAACTAACATGAGTTTCTTTCCTGAAAGGAAATGATATGACACTTGATGAGCGTATCAACTTTGTATTATCTAATACAAGGTTGTCATGTCAGGAAGTTGCTGATCTGCTTGCTTGTCCCTTGGAAGAGGTGCACAAGGTGGTAGAAAAGCGTTGGTCTAAACATCTTTCCTAAAGGAAACAACATGGAATACTTGATAGGTGTGCTCTGCTTTGCAGCATTTGTTGCTGTGAAGGTTTGGTTATTAACACTCTTTTCCTGAAAGGAAACAACATGACAGATAAACAACTAGAGGCACTGGGTGTTAGCTTAGCTAAACAGTGTGGTTGGGACGGTGATGCCCTATTCAAGGTGTTATGCGAAGCATTGACAGATGCTAATCACCACACTCTTCGAGTGAGACTTGAGGATGCATTCAATCATTACATGGAGGAAACAGCATGAGAGTGTTTGTATATTTCAACCTGCATAAGAAATGCTTCAGCATTAAGGCACTGGAAGGTGCTGACAAGGGCAGAGTGATTGCCCATCGTGACACTGTGGTGCTTGATGGTTGCAAGCTGTTGGTGTCTGAGGCAGGGCGACAGCGAGTGCTTCGAGAGAAGCGTAAGAATGTCCATGCAGGAGTTAGTGGCACTTGGATTAACTACTGCACTAACAGGGCTGACAATCAATTTGATTTCATCAGCATTGTAGGTAGGCAAGTTACTTATAACCCTTATAAGTATGACAGCTTTGTATACAAAACCACTGAACAACCTGTGGATAAGGCTGATGTGGTGGCAATGAAGGTGATGCCGATGGCAGATGGCATCAAGCGTGGTGTTATTTACATGAGGAGTTTTCCATGAAAAAGATTCTTGCTAAGAAGGGCTACGAAGTGTGGGCTAGATGGGATAGCGAAGCTAACATCTATGAGTTGTTCAATGACTCAGATGCTGTGTGTTATGTGGGCTTTGCCTCAGACCTTAAGGAATGTGTCACCAATGGCACATGGTGGATCGATGAACAACTAGCGGAGTCAAGATGGAACGCATCATGAAAGCCAAATACAAAGGTATTTGTTGTAAGACCGGAGCACCTATCAATGTCGGTGACATTGTGGTGTATGACACTGTCACTAGGAAGGTGTGGCTGACAGTGGACATTGACAGGATGGTGGTGCATGTTTGCTGTAAGTGACATGCATACTCCGCTGATATTCGAGACAGGCTTGTCTCGTAACAACTATGACATTGGTATTGCTGTGGCACTCGGTGACATAGACTTCGAGCTGACAGAGGATGAAATCCTCGACTTTTATTACTCAACAATTAACTTTCCAAGGAATAATTATGGGACTTGATATGTATGCATTCACTGTCAAAGCTGACAGCTTTGGTGATCGTGTTGTCGATGCTGTGCTTGATGATGACGCTGTGCAGATCTGCTACTGGCGTAAGTTCAATGCTCTGCATGGTTGGATGGAGGATCTCTACCGCCTCAAGGGTGGTGCTAAGGACAGCTTCAATTGCACCACTGTTCGTCTTGATCTAAAAGATCTAGACAGACTGGAGATGGATGTTGGTGCTAACAAGCTTGTGCCTCGTAATGGGTTCTTCTTTGGTGACACATCCACCATATATCCCGAAGACCTAGAGAGTGTGGCTGACTTCGTCAAGCTATCAAGGCAAGCCATTGCCGATGGCAAGGCAGTGTTCTACGACTCATGGTGGTAAGCATATGAGATACAGATTCAAATACATTGTGTGCTATCCCAATAGCACTAGCCCTGTTGCTTCTTTCAAGACATTGAAAGCAGCAAGAGCACACTCGGACAAGCTGATCGATGATCAATTGTTTGAGCACCAATTCTTTGGCACTAAGGTTTACCTTCCCCTCATTAAACGACAACAACTCCTGAAAGGAAACACACCATGCAAACAATCCGTATGAGAACAGACCTAGCAGAGGAAGGCATGTCCGTCCCTGCAGGTAAGAGCTTCGAGAACTACGACACTTTGGTAGATGTTATCTACCTAACGGCTGATGACCTTGTTGATGCCACTCAAGGCAGTGATCCCGTTGATACTGACACTCACTCCTACTGTTATGTGAAGCTTCGTGATGGACGATGCTTCTACATGGTGAGTGCTGACCTTGACTTCCCTGTGAAGATGAAAGTGAGTGAGAGGTTTGCACTGGAGCAATGGCTGTCTGACTATCCTGACACCATGTCCTATGATTCTGTGTTGCAAGTTATTCAGCTTGATTCTTTTTGCTCAGGTGATTTCGGTATCATTCTTTGGGAGGTGATCGAAGACTATCCTAGTGAGAACATTGTGGAGATGATCGATGACACTCGCCAAGCTTTCGAGAGCAGTGCTGATGACCTGATGTATGGTGTGGCACTGCATGATGTTATGGAAGGGGCATGTGATGACTACGAGTAAGCGATACAAAGTGATAGCTAAGATGTCTACATATTGTTATGAATATGTAGAAGCCACCAGTAATGCTGAAGCTATTGAGATAGCTAGTAACATGGATGGTGGTGAGTTCATACCAATGGAGCAGGGAACTGTAGGTGATTGGGAAATTGTTGAAGCAATATTACAGGTGAACAAATGAATCAAGTAATTAAAACAACCGAAGGTTACATGGTTGAACTTTCCAATGGCGACTATGCTTGTGATGCCAATGGTGATAACACATGGGACACCTTCAATGAGGCGAGGGATGTCATCTTAGGGCTGACAACCACCAAGCAGGAGGAGACAGCCCATACCTTCGGTATGCACTATGCCTATGTCAATCCCAGTATGACGAAGCACTATGAGCGTAAGGAAATTGCATCAACCTTCTATACTCCGAAGTCAAAGGTTTGGTATGCATTCATTCGTGGCATGGAGAGGAATGAAAGATTCCCTGTCATTGCCAAGGGTGCTAAGGCTGACATTCGAGGTGTGCTGAAGAGGCTGACAGAGTCGGCTGACAAGTACATCGAGGATGGTAGTTGGATAGAGGCACTGTCTAAAGACATTGCTGATGCTAAATATATTATGGAACATAACCTATGACAGAACAGAAAACATTCACCATCACTGTATACACCGATGCAGGACATGGATGGGGCAAGGTGAAGCGTAAGGTGTTGGAGAACTTGGGCATTGCCCCTGATGTAAGCAGCTACAGCTACCAGTACAAAGACAATGTCTACCTTGAGGAAGACTGTGACTTGTCGTTGCTGTTGCAACGCTTACACTCTGACAATGTATCCATCAAGTGGGTCACCAAACACACCGATGGTGACAGCAAGATCCGTTCTTATGAAAGGTATGCATATGTACAAGATACAAGCAAGACTGCGTGACAAGTGGCACTGTCTAGAGTTTGATGTGACAGACAGTGGTGACTACAAACCTAAGCGTTACCACACATTGAACGATGCTTCACTGGCACTGGAGCGCTACCTCGATGGGTTGTTCTTTGCCAACAAAGAGCAGGTGGATTTTGGAAACTTCCGTATTGTTAAGGAATAGTTATGAATACAAAGATGCTAAAGCATGTGAGACAATTGTTCAACACACAGGGTATTGATCAGCGTATCAATCGACACAACCAACGGCAGTGGGTGCGAAGCATTAGGCACTTAGGTGACAAGTGGTTGTTAGCTAAACATATACAACGAAAGGACTCAGCCAATGCTTAAAGCACCACCTCCACCGCCACCAACATGGCCTTTCCCTGCTCATCCATTACCTGCTAACACACCACCTATCCCTAGACATGAGTGATGAAACCTTGTACACTTGGTTTGTTGTGCTGTTTGCTGTAGGCATGGTGCTAATATGGATGTAAGCTACAGCTTAGGCTTTGCTCATGGCTTGCGTAGTATGCCCTTGTCTAAGGAATGGACAAATGCTATGTATGTCTTAGGCTATGCCGAAGGACAGAAAACAAAACGATTGTTTATTAAACAAGAATACGAAAGGTTCTACCCATATGTTAAGTGATGTAGACATCAGGGACTTTGACAAACAACCAGTGACACCGCTGTATTCTGTGAAGCCTAAGAGCTACATACAGATGCCTAACACTGGTGTTGTCTTCTACTTCGATCACATCGATGGCATGTATAGCTACTGCCTAGATATGTTCGGAGATACTATTCATCTAGCCGCTTGGGTAGATGTGATACCTCTGGTTAAAAAGCCTGAGTAAACTGTAGGGGTAAGTCGATAGACATATTGCACTGCCCCTAATTTTGTGGTTATAATTATTCGTCAGTTGCTGACACTCATTCACTCTTCCTAAGGAAACATCATGGCTAAACATGTAATCTTCTCTCGCAATGCAAACAACTCTGCTCTTACAACAGAGCGTATCCAACAGCTTGCCCCTGCTGCTTTCAGCACAACCAAGTCTGACAAGTTGACAGATCGTTATGTGTCTCTCAACACAAGCGACATCATCCCAGTCATGCAAGACTATGGATATGCTCCAGTGCAAGCGGCACAGAAGCGTAGCCGTAGCAGTAGCCCTGCTCACTCAGCCCACATGTTAGCCTTCGCTAAGACATGGGACATTGACTTTGGCACTGGCGACATTCGCCCTGAGATTATTCTTTACAACTCTCACGATGGTTCAGGCTCTGTGAAGTTGTTTGCAGGTTGCTTCCGCTTCATCTGCTCCAATGGCATTGTGGCAGGTGATGGCTTCCAGTCTCGCATCTATCACAGCAAGGCACTGAGTGGCTTTGAAGAGATGCTTCGTAACACTGTGGCTACATTGCCCACCATGATGGAGCGTCTTGAGAAGTTGCGTAGTGTTACCCTTGACCCACATCAGTCTGTGCTGATGGCTAAGCGTGGTGTTGAGACACGATGGGACATGCTTGAACAGCAGACCAATGGTGTGTATGCTACCTTTCAGACTGTTGCTGATGTGTTGAAATTTTCCCGCCATGAAGACAACTACATGGATGCATTCACTGTGTTCAATCGCATTCAAGAAGGTGTTATCCGTGGCAGTGCATTTGTTAAGAGCCTGTCTGACAAGCACCCCGAAGGAGTGATGCGTAAGGCTCGTCCTGTTAACAGCGTGAAAGAAAACATCCGCATCAACTCAGAGTTGTGGAACATTGCCGAAGACATTGCCTTCGCTTAACCAGTTACGAAGCCGAAAGCGGATGCTGTTGGATGACACTCAGCCAAGTGATTTAGTTCATGAGGTGCAGTACCAACAGACGCAGCGAGTAGGCTTCACCAATACAAAGGAACATGTATGTTATATACAAAAGCAATCGTCAAGGGTTACACCACCAAAGAGTGTGACGAATTCATGGTCAAGATAGAACTTAATTGTTTAATGACTGACAAAGATCTCGATGCATTCTTAGAACCATTGAGAGCACAGTTTAATGAGATGGGTGATCCACTCCATTTCAAAATGGTATTAGAAGCACAGGATATTTAATGCATCAAGATAAAGCAATTGGTATGTTCATGGGTCTGTTCATTGGAGATGCACTGGGTGCACCATTGGAATTCATAAGACCACATGAGATGACGAAGACATTGACAGAGATGGAGGGTGGTGGTGTGCATGACACTGCCATCGGTGAATGGACAGACGATGGCGCTATGGCTGTAGCAATTGCTGATGCATACATTACTAGCAAGCGCTTCAATCCTGAAGCCATTGCCATGAACTTCAAGATGTGGAAGAAGACAGGACACTTCGGTACTCGCAACTATGTCTTTGACATTGGCAGGACATGCAGTGAAGCCATTGACCGCATCACACCAACACATCCTTATGCAGGTAGCTGTAGCTATAGCTCCAGTGGTAACGGATCTATCATGCGACTTGCTCCTATTGTGTTAGCCAACCACAACAGTATGCCTCATGCTTTGGCACAGAGCATTGCTGTGTCATTGATGACGCATGGCAACACAGACACTGTGCATTACATCACTGCCTTTGTCACTGAGCTTATGTCAGGTAAGAAGGACGATGCCTTTGACTACCTCCGTCATCAGCGTGACTATGGTAGCAGGGGAACAATCAACCATGCTTACATCACAGCATGGGAATGTGTTGAAGAAACATCAAGCTTTGAGAAAGCTTTAGTGATGGCAGTGAACAAGGGCTATGACGCTGACACTGTTGGTGCAGTGACAGGTATGTTGGCAGGGCGTAAGTATGGACTCAAGGGTATTCCTACACGATGGCTTGATAAGCTAGTGAAGAAGGATGACTTGATTGATATGGCAGAAAAACTTTATGCACTAGGAGGTGACGATGGAACAGACTGAACCGCAACAAGCATTCCCCTATACAGGACTAGGTAGTGATGGCATGACCTTGCGTGACTACTTCGCAGCTAAGACTATGCAAGCTATGCTTGGGTCTGGATGGGTTCTTAAAGATGAAGAGATTCCTGCAAGGGCTTACAAGATGGCTGACCTAATGATGGAGGCGAGAGACAAATGAACCTACCTCGCTATGTCACCTTGGCGAAGGCTGCCGAAGGCATAACAAAGTACAGGTACAACCCACCACAGGATGCTGTTGATGCAGGGGTGGTGGCAAGGCGTGTGCTTGGCACTGACAAAAGCAAAGCCTTTGCCTTAGCTGAAGAACTTAATGCCATGCTAGACAACTGGCGTAAAGAACTTAGATATCTAAAAGATATCTCTGAGAAGACGAAGGTGCATGAACTAATCAAAGCGTATAAGAACAACATCACTTATACCAAACTTAGTATAAAGGCACAGCGTGACTACATGTATTACTTGCAAGGATGGCAAGACAGCAAAGCTAATGGTGTGCCTCTGTATCAATGCAAGCTTGGTGACTTAGTCACTCCGCATTGTCAGAAGATATATGAGGAACATGCTGAGCACAGTGTTAGCCTAGCTAACCACACCTTGGCTGTCTATCGTTTGTTATTCAACTTCGCTATTCGTCATGGCTACATCACCCACAATCCCTTCAGCAAGGTGCTTCGCAGGGCAGACAAGCCACGAAGAACAGTGTGGACTAGGGAAGATGTCAGAGCTTTCATGAACACAGCCTACAGCACATTCAAATGGCGCAATGTAGGGCTGATAGTGCAGATGGCTTATGAATATGGACAGCGTATGGGGGATATGCGTAAGCTTAGATGGGATCAGGTTGATTTGGAGAAGGGTGTGTTGCACTTGGAACAAAGCAAGCGTAGGTCTAGGGTGACTATACCGACAAGCCAAGGCTTGCTCACCATGTTGAGACAACAGCATGCTGAGTTTGGTTGGCAGCAATACATTGCACCATCTAATGTTCCTGATAGGAAGGGTGGCTTGATGCCTTACAGCCTGTTCAATTTGTCTAGGGTTGCTAAACAAATTATGACTGAGGCTGCTTTGCCTAGTGACTTAGTGTTGCAAGACTTGCGAAGGACAGCTATCACTGAGATGATTGAGGTGGGTGTGCCTATCACCAACATCATGTCAGTGTCAGGACATGCCACACCACAAAGCCTAACGCCCTACATCAAGAACACTTTGCGTAGTGCGACAGTGGCTCAGGACATGAGGGAACTTATATGAGATACAGATGTTCTAAATGTAGACAAGTGTACGATAGAGACAGTGACAAGGCTTGGATAAAAAGCTATTGCACTAAGATGGATATGGTAGCTAGACTTATAAAGGAGAAACCTATGCAGTTGAGTCAGATGGAACAAGAGGCAGTGGTGCTTGAGCAGCTTGAGTGGCTACTCAGTTATGAACTTAAGCACGATCAAGATCAACACCTCATCGCCTCTCTTGAAAGAGTGATTGAGGAATTTAAACCAATGAGTGTGGAGATTAACAAATGAGTGCTTGGCTTATCGCTATTGTTGGTGTGGTGTATGCAGTGGTGGCAGTTGATCTGCTGCTCAAGGGAAGCACAGGGCTAGGCATTGCCTTCATTGGTTATGCACTGGGTAATGTTGGCTTGTATATGGAGGCTGCAAAGTGACTAAAGACGAAGCATTAGAAAAGAAGGCAGAGAACGCTAGAGAGTTGGGCTTGGACTATGAGCCAGAACCTTTGGCGTTTATCAATGTTGAACAGCGCAAACTTGAATGGGCTAAATACATGACATGGGATACGCCAACAGTAGCAAATCTACCAAAGATTCCTTTGTACACCACCCCACCACAGCGCACATGGGTGGAACTGACGGATGAGGAGGTGATGGCAATTGCTTTTAATTTTGATGTGCCATCGCTTGTTATTAGGACAGTTGAAGCCAAACTCAAGGAGAAGAACACATGATACGCACTGATGAAGACGATGAATTTGAGCGCATTGCTATGGAGAACAAACTCAAAAGCAGTGGCGTTGGTTGTTGCACATACGATTGTGTGCAAGGCAGAGACTGCCCAGTGAGACAGGCTAAGTGGGTTGGCTTGTCCAAAGAAGAAACAGAAAAGATTGTTGGTGATGATAAGTACACCAAAATAATTAGTTCTGTAGTGACTGTTGTTGAAACACTATTGCGAAGGAAGAACACATGAAGATGCATGAACTAGAAAACCTCATCATGGCTGCTTGGATCACTAAGGAGGACATTGATTCCATCCTGTGGGTGTTGATGGACAGAGAGAAGAAGCCCGATGAAGACGAGCTTGCCAATTTATTAATTGGACTGCATAGCCTACACGATGCTAGAATGACAAAGCTTTTTCAAGCATACGACACAGTGTTAAAGACCAACAAAATAACATACAAGGGCTATGACTTTCCTAAAAACCCATCAACCTTGTGAGACATGTGGCAGTAGTGATGGCTTGTCCATCAATGATGATATGTCCACCAAATGTTTTGTATGTAATACATACATCCCATCAACGAACAATGAAAGACTTGAAGTGATTGATATTGATATAGACAGTAAGGACACAAGCTCTTTCCTGAAGGAATACAACGAAGGCTACAGTGTTTCTGTAGCTGATAGACGCATTAACAAAACCACAATGGAACGCTATGGTGTTGTCCGTAGTGGTGGTTACTACTTCTTTCCTTATTACGACAGCAACTCACAGCTTGTTGCAGCTAAGCGTAGGGAAGTGAAGGACAAGAAATTTACTACCGTAGGTGGGTGGAGCAAAGGCACACTGTTTGGACAGAACCTCTACCCTTCCAATGGCAAGTATCTCACCATCACTGAGGGTGAGTTTGATGCACTGGCTGCATACCAATTGACAGGAAGTAAATATCCTGTGGTGTCTATACGCACAGGTGCAGGTAGTGCATTGAAGGATGCCAAAGCCCATTACGAATACATCAACAGCTTTGAAAACATTGTGCTGTGCTTTGATGGTGATGAGGCAGGACAGAAGGCAGCAAAGGAAGTTGCTGAATTGTTTGGTAGCAAGTGCAAGATATTTAAACCAGACCCTGCATACAAGGATGCATGCGAGTGGCTTGCTGAAGGCAAGGAAGCTGCCTTTGTTTCTAGATGGTGGGCTGCAGAACCCTTTGTCCCTGATGGTATTGTGTGTGGATCTAGCCTATGGGAACTAGTGTCTACGCCAATGGAAGCAGCAGATTGTTTCTACCCTTGGAAGGGACTCAACGATATCACCTATGGTATCAGAGCAGGTGAGCTAGTTACATTCACAGCAGGTAGTGGTTTAGGTAAGAGTCAAACCCTACGAGAAATTGTTTGGCACTTGTTGCAGAACAGCAGTGACAACATTGGCTTGATGTTTCTTGAAGAGAGTGTGCGTAAGACTAGCTTGTCCATGATGAGTCTAGCTGCTGATGCACCCCTACATTTACCAACATCTGAAGTGTCTGAGGCTGTACGCAAGGACGCATTCGACAAAACCTTAGGCACTGGGCGCTTGTTCTTCTTTGATCACTTTGGATCGACAGCCATTGAGAACATTGTTAATCGTGTGAAGTATATGGCTAAGGGACTGGGATGTAAGTATGTATTCTTGGATCACTTGTCTATCATCGTCTCCAGTCAGGACAATGGTGATGAGCGTAAAGCCATTGATGAAATTATGACCAAGCTTCGCATGCTTGTGCAGGAAACAAACATTGCTTTAGTTATTGTTAGCCACCTCAAGCGTCCCTCAGATAAGGGACATGAGGAAGGGGCAACCACTAGCCTAGCTCAGCTTCGTGGCAGTGCTGCCATTGCACAGCTTAGTGACATGGTGATATC